AGCCCTCTCGAACACATTGCCCAGCATCCAGATGCCAAACGGAATCATCAGTGACCACAACCCGAAGCTGAACGCGGCTATCCGCTGCCAGAACTCTGCTCTGGATAACGCCTCTTTCTCCGGTGGCTCGATCATATCGTGATCTCCGGCGAAACAGTGAACTTTCCGCTGAGCAGCTTGACGACCGTAGTGTCTACCGATACCAGCTCCAGATCGTACACACCGGAGCCAGTTGCCAGCGCAGCGGTTGCCGTGGCGGAGATCGTGATCTGCACGTACGTAGCCAGCGAGATGCTTGTCGGAGACACGAGCGAGAGCAGGGAAGTACCGCCAATCCGGTCCCGCAGCGTCATGCGCGCGGAATACGTGGCAAGCGATTGCAGCATGTTGTACACCAGATAGCCGCCCGACTTGTACGTTGACACGCTCGAACCGGGCGTGTTGTTGAATTCGATGATGTCGGCAGTGACGTACGTGCACACGCGATAGTCGGAATTCCGGAACGGCAGGTTCAGCGCATTCAGCTCCGTCGTGCCGAGAATGCCGACGCACGCGGTGCGCTGGCCGGAAACGAGGCCGTGCCCGGTCGCGGTAACGCGCACCGGCCCGGTCCTGGTGATCGCCGTGATTGGCTTGTAGACGATGGGCGAAACTTCCCAGAACACGGTCTGTATGAACGTCGAGCCCTGCGTGATCGAGAGATCGAGATTCATCAGATTCCCCCGTACTGCACGCCGGTCATGGCTGCACGCCTGAGACTGGTGTCCCTGCTCGCACGCTCGATCTCGTCATCGAACTTGTCGCCGTTCTCTTTCGAGAGCTTGTCGTTGCGAGTCTCCGCATCCTGCTTGAGGTAACCCTGTTCGAGCATCCCGAAGATCAGCATGTAGTGCCATTCTTCTCGTGCCTCAAGCTTGGACGTGTCGTCGATAATCGGAAGCGGAAGACGCGAAATCAGCAAGTTGATCGTGGTGTCGAAGTTCGGCACGTAGACTGCACGCGCGCCGTTGTCGTCTTCTCCGAACACCAGCGCGAACAAATCACCAGGGCGTTCTTTCGCCAGCGCCGCAGTGTGCACGCGGTCGAGCAACTTGACGGTTCCGGTATATCCAGGCCCGACTCCGGAGACTGCGTTGGCCGGAATGTTCGCCCGGTGAATCTTCAGGATCAGCGGGTCTATGGGAACGTAGCTGACTGTCGCCGGGACAACGAGAGTGCACAGGCTGGATTGCGATTCACGAATCCCGCCCATAGGGCGCAGAAGCCTGCGTTGCGCGTAGTCGATGTAGCCCCAGATTTCAGTGTCTGACCAGAGATACGGTGTCTCGATGTCATGCGTACGACTGCGATACAGATCGACAAGATCGGTGACGTTCATGGCAGAGCGGACGCTGCCGAGCGTACAACGTCCGCTCTACGGCAGGAGTTCGTAGCGCTCAACATGCGCACAACGGCCCACACCCCCTGCTTATGGACAACTGCCATTGTTCATGCCCGCGTAGCGGTTCCGGCAACAACCGCCGACGCGGCAAGCATCGCGCCGGTTGACAGATGCCGCCTGCTCAATCCGTCAACGACCGCCGACGTGGCAAGCATCGCGCCAGAACACATGTGATTGCGCACTGTCACGCACGTACCGTTGATAACCGCTGATCCGGCGATCAAGTCACCGACGACGTGACGATCCACGCTGAGAGAAGACCCCGCCATAATCCAGCTCGGCACGATACCGCCTGCGTACGGTTGCCAGTCCGTGCCTGACCACATCAGGTACAGCCCCAGCTCGGGGTTGTGCACGACTGTGCCGAATGCATCCGCGCCACCAGGATCGGGCGTGGTTGCCCCCGGATTGGTGCGTACCTGCATCGGCGTGCGGAAGTTCGGTGTGACAGCCATGATTTACTTCCCCAGAATCCGGTTTGCTTTTGCGTCGATGGAAGCTTTCGAACTCGGACTCAGCTTGCCACGCGAAACCATCTGACTAGCCCTTGCCTTCGCGTTCGCTGCGTGACTGGCATCCGGCATCGGATACTTCCGCTCTTTCGGCATGCCGAATGTCGATTGCGGAAGCTTGTTCCGCGTAGCGGCTTTCAGCACGGCCATCTCAGTCTCCGCACTTGCGAGCACGAACGCCGACCGCCATGCCGGGGCTCTTCGACATCGCACCTTTGCTTGACGCGAGCGGTGTCTTGTGCGCGGTGCCGCTGCGGGCACCAGCGTTCGAGAAACCGCCGCCCTTGCTGCCCGAGCCGGGTTTGTGCATCTTGTCAGCCGGGGCTTTCGCCCCGCCGCGACTGAAATCGTGGGGCTTGCCGCCCTTGGCCGGATACATACTGTCCTTCGGGGGCATTGCGCCTTTTGCCATGTCAGATTCTCCTGGTTACGCCGTCTGTTCGGCCTGGAACTCTTCCCACATGCGGTCCCGTTCGAGCGCGGACACGCGGAACTTCATCAGCGCCAGCAACGGACGGTTGTGGGGAACGCCGTTGGAAAGGAAGTTCTCGCGCTGGCCGCGCTCACGAAGTTTCGTGAACGCGGAGAAGAAAGCTTCGCGCCGAGCCGCTGGGTCGGTCGGCTCGGCATCGAAACTGGGTTCGGGCTCAGCTTCCGCTTCCGACACGTTCAGCAACGCGGTCTTCACCGCGTCCGACATTTCCTCTTCCGCCACGATGCCGTACGACTTCATCTCGGGCCGGAGCACGGGCGGGACGAAAGTGGGCACACCGGCCTTGAAGCCGACAGAGTGGCCGGAGGTAGAGGATACGGTTTGATCCACGAGAGAGATGTATTTCATGTTGCGTACTCAGTTGATCGCCAGATCGGCTGGCTCCGATGTGCGCCAGTTCGGCTGGCTCCGATGTGCGAACGGGGCCAGTAACGGCCCCGTTCAGTCTACGCCTGAAACCGTCGATTCAGATCAGGTGATCTGGACTTCGTTCGCACGTCCGACGACGACGTACTGAATGCGCACAGTGGCGACGCCCGCCGTGGTCGATCCGGTCGGCGTGATCGTCAGCCGCAGGTTCTCACCGATGCCGACGTAACCGGTCGGGACCAGCGGAACCAGCGCCGCAGCCTTGCGGTCCGCAGTCGTCAGATACCGGTCCGCCGTGGTCGAGTCGCCGACAACGACGGGGTACGTCGAGCCGTTGAACGCAGTCGTGACGACGAGTTGCCCGCCGATGATGACCGCGTTCGGCGGAATGCCGATGACATCGACCGTGTGTGCAGCGGCAGAGGCGAAAGTGCCGGACACCCCAGTCACCGCGTCGATCATCGTGTCATCGAAGTTCCAGGTGAACGTAGCGTTCAGCACCCATTGTGCGTTGCGCGTGGATTTCAAAACAGCCATGTCAGTTTCTCCTTATTGCGCGCAGTAGCAGGTGATGACGCCGAAGTCCTCGACGCTGGTGCCCGGTTCGTAGATCGACCCGAAACGAGGTTTCAGCATGCCGAGAATCTTGCCGGTCGAAATCGACGGCTGGTTCTCGTAGTCGAACTCTTTCTCGACCCACGTCGGCGCACCGATGTCGGCGAAGCCCAGGGCTTGAGCGCCGCAGAACAGCACCTGACAGCCCTCGGTGTCGCCAGCCCCACCCCACTTCGAATGAATCACTCCACCACCCGTGATCAGCGCCGCACCGCTCGCTGCCGACGTGTTGTACACATGCCGGAATTCGTGCAGGTAGATGCCGTCGATCTTCACCGTGCCGCCAGTGAACAGCGGGTTGGTGTTGTCGCGCGCTTGCGAGTAGCGCAGGTTCGCCATGTAGGTCGTGTCGTTCTTCAGACGCTGCATGGCGGTCGGGGTGAGGAACGCGTGGTACGTCTCTTCATTCCCCGCTTCCTTGATGCCACGGATGTAATGTTCCTTGGCATACGCCTTCAGCGCGACGAACATCTCCCAGACCGGGTATTCACCCGCGACGACGCCGGCAGTCGTGCCGTTGACGACGAGCGACTTGTTCGGTCCGTCCCAGCGCAGCTTGCGGTTCGCGGTCGGCGCGGCGATGTCGGCGTTGAACTCCAGGAACTGGAGATCAGACGCGGTGACACCGGGCTTGTCCTTGCGCAGTGCGCCACGGTTCGTGTACTTGTAGTCCACGCCGGAAAGCGTCAGGAACGCAAGCTGGTCGAGGCGGTCGCTGAGCCAGTAGGCCAGCACATCCCGGCTCGAACCACGGAACTCCACGATGGACTTCTGGTTCGCCATCCGGCCTTCGGCGCGGTTCGCGTTGCGCAACTGATCGATGCGAATGACCTGATCGAAGGTCTGCATCGCTTCTTCGTTGCCTTCCAGCGTGCGGTCCCCCGCGACGCCGTCACCAGTCAGATCGGCAAGCAACGTGA